CCTCTGCAAACAAACCAGCTTGTCTAGCACCAGCCGCACCAGCCAAAACGCCAAGACCTTGATTAAGCGTTGAAGGTTGAGCTTGATAAGACTGCGTAGTAGTTGCTTGCATGGGTAGACCACGCAACATGTTTGACATAAAGCCAAGCTGCATAAGTGGGTACTGCTGTTGTGTAGCGTAGTCTTGAATAGCTTGATTAATCTTAGCTTGCTCAAGGGCTTGTTGCTCTTTACCCATTTGGGATTGCATACCAATAATGTCTCTTTGTGCACCAAGCTGTTGACCGCCTAACTGACCTAAAGCACCAGCCGCCTGTGTAGCCTGACCTAAACCAGATAGCCCATACTGCCCCGCACCAATAGCCCCTTGAACACCTTGCATACCTGCTTGTGCTCCTTGCATACCCTGTGCGGTTCCTGCTAACCCTAATTGACCCGCAGCTTGTTGAGCTCCCACACCTTGAAGTCCATATCCTGCGCCTTGCATACCTTGTCCAAGAAACTGACCAGCTTGACCTAAACCAGCCATACGGGCTTGTTGTCCTTGAAGAGCCGTGCCAAGACCTGATAATCCAACACCAGCACCTTGCATACCAAGTCCATAAAGTTGACCCGCTTGACCCAAAGATGATAGCGCACCCTGTTGCCCAGCCAAAGCCTGCTGTGTTCCTGATAGACCTAATTGACCAGCACCTAATGCTTGACCTAAGCCAGCTTGTGCACCTTGTAGTCCTTGTTGATATGCCGACAGACCAGCTAAACGACCCTGTTGACCTTGCATAGCAGTACCAAGACCAGCTAAACCTTGACCAACTCCTTGCATACCTAAACCAAGACCGCCGTATCCTGCCTGTAAACCTTGTAAACCTAGGTTAGCCCCAAACTGTTGTTGGCGTTGGGCATCTTCAAATGCTTTTTGTGATCCAGTAGCAGCAATACCTTGCAGTTGGCTACCTAACGCACGTTCTGCTTCAGCTTCTACAATAGCTTGACGACTACCACCAAAGGCGCCTTTACCAACAGCTTGGGCACCACGCATTCCTCGGCCAATATTAAAATCACGCAATGCTTGAGATTTTTGATAGTCCACTACATTTTGCATGTAAGGCGACATATATGCTTGAGTTGCATACGGATCAGTAGCTTGACGGGCAAATTGTTCGCCAGCACCAAAACCTTGTTCAGCAGCCATAGCACCACGACCACCATAGCCAGCGCCCATAGCGCCATACCCTAAACCTTGAGAACCAATTGCCCCCATTTCTTCGCCAGCCCGTAAACCAAGACGACCCGCCGTAGCCCCTTGCTGACCATACCGCATAGCTTGACGAGCCACATCACCTGCTAAGGCCCCTGCTCCAGCCCCACCAGCGGCACCAATATCAGCCATTGCTTGACCATAAGTCTGAGCAACGGGAGCTAAACCAGCAGCGCCAGCGCCATACCCAGAACCAAGAGCGCCGTAACCAAGACCACCCATACCGATGTCAGCGGCTTGTTGACCATAGGCTTGTGCAGTTGGAGCCATTCCTGCAGCTTGAGCGCCATAGCCAGCACCCATACCGCCATACATTCCAGCTTGTCTTCCAGTTTGCTGTGCTCTTTGTAATGCTTGTTGGGCACCCATGCCGCCGTACATTTGCCCTGTTGCACCATAACCAAGGGCTTCAGATCCTAAAGCTCCAGCTCCTTGCGCAGCGCTTAATGCGCCCATACCAGCAGCACCAGCTAAACCAGAAGCTTGACCAAATTGACCTGGAACTTGCAACTGCCCAGTAGCTTGTTGAGCTTGTTGTTGCATTGGGCTAAAGCCCGCAAAGTAGTTATTTACATCAGTACTATAGGGTTTATATCCTCTAAACCCAGTAATGTCATAACCACCCTCTGCAGTTGGAGTGCCTTCAAATAATTGTTTCTGGGTAGCACCCAGCATTGTGGTTACGTACGGTTTTGCATACTCAGGGAGATTAGTATTGTAAGTAGTTGACTGTTGGGGTCCACCGCCACCGCCACCACCTCCGCCATAAATGCGTCCACCGCCAACTTTGTTAACGGTAACGGAATTTCCTAGGGGTTCCCCTAATGCATATAACTGGCGGCGTGAATAATTCATAATTTTCCCTTACAACATCTTAGTAAATATTTTATCTGTATGTTTGTACCCTAAATACTCAAACAATTTAGAATTGTCTAAATGTACTTTAGTGTGCATTACAATCCTATTTACTCCACGTTCTTTTAAAACTTGTTCAGCGTACTGAAACAACCTAATTCCTACTCGACCTTTTCTGTATTCTTTTTTAACAAAATATAAATCTTCAAAAGCCGTCAAACAATTTTTGTAGTGTAAATGAGGTTGGATGTAAAAAATAATATATCCAATTAATTCACCATCTGCCCTACAAATAATAGTTCTTAATAAACCTGCTTCCCCCATTTGCCTATAGGCATCGTAGTTTGGATTAGCAGGATAATCTTTTGTTACACATAACTCATCATAATGCTCAGGAAATAATTTTTCAAACTCTGGTATAAAGTCAAGCCCATTGACGTCTTCATATACAAGTGTTGTCATGCGGGCATATATCTAGCAGTTTTAACTGCAGGAGCTTGTTTCTTTTTACCAGTACGAGCTTTGCGAATTCTGTCCATCATGCCGTATAACTTTTTAGCACCAGCATCCGTAGAGCCATTACCTAAATGCGATACAACATCAGCCGGGACAACAAACTCTCCATCAGCCAACCGTGCTGGTTGTTTTCCAGAAATAGAAGCAGGGATAGAATCAGACATACCATCCCCAGGTCCTTTAAGCATTCTTCCACCATCGGAATAACCTCCTAGGTTGTAACGCATAGTGCCACCAGCAGCGGCTTCGGTAGTGTCTTCAGAAATACCGCTTATATCGCCTAGACCCTTAATAGCAGTCTTAGGGAGAGCTATAGGTTTAATACCAGCGGCTTTACCAGCTTTGCCTAAACGAATCATAGCGGCAGTCAACGCATCTTTTCTTGCTGTATCTACGTCAGTATCTCTAAAAATACCAGTGCGGGGAATGCTAACGCCTTCTGGTAAATGACTCATTTGTTGTTGCTCTTGTCGGTCTATATAATCTTGTAACACATTAACTTGACCCTTACTTTTATATCGAGCAATACCACCTTCAGCCATTAGCATTGGGCTAGACCGCTCATAGGCAGGGGCTTCATCTACCATCTCAGCACTTACTGGGCGCTGGGTAGGAGTGGCGTACTGGGTCTTATCAATCATGCCTTGGGGGTACATGCCACCTTGGGGATTCATAGCTGTATTAGCCATAGACATACGCTCTACAGGACCGCCACCACCTTGTAATTGCATAATACCGCCTTTGGCTGCATATTTAGCTCGATAATATGGATTAGGTCTTGGAGCCTCGTAAGCTTGGTAGTTGGGACTCATACGGAAGCCTTTTAGATACCTATCGTACTCATCCTCGGTATAACCAGCAGGTGGCTTTTGATCTTGTGTTAGGGCGGGTAAAAGTGCACCACCTAGTGTAAGGGCGTTGTCTTTAACAAACGAACCAGCAGCGCTTGGGCTACTAAATACTTCTCCTATACCTCTACTTATATTACCTGTTGTAGTAGCCCCCATAGCACCTTGAGCTCTGCCAGCGGCACTAATAACATCTTTAGGGTCAACCCCAGGGACATTTAATGCACTTTGATAATCTTGTAAAGCTTGTACGGGTAGCTTTGAGAAAGCAGGATTTTGTACATTTAAAAGATTTTGAGCTGACTCAATACCACTAGGGGGTGACACAGGCGGCACTGAACCTAAAAAAGGATCTGTATAAGTTGCTGCATTTAGTCCTGATGTAACTGCTTGTCGTTGAGTTTCGTTAAACGCATTTAAAGCGGCGTCACCCCCTTGAGTTGCTAAAGCTTCTCCACCTAAAGTCCCTAGACTGCTAGTTAACCCAGCACCGCCAAAAGCACCTAAACCAGCCATAAGACCTTTAGTAATACTACCCGTGGCTAAACCATAACCACCACCAACCAGCAAAGCCGCCATAGGTGCACCTACGCCAGTAGCCGCAAGGGCTGCACCTGCTAATGTAGGAAGAAGCCTTTTTAAGAAACCCGCTTCTGCTAAACCTGTATTGGGGTTAATTGTGAGCGAACCACCGTGCGCCAAAGCTAAAGCCTGAAGACCTTTTATCTCACCTTTAGTCATATGGACTAATTCGGTGTCACCCCCACGACCATAGGAGGCTAAATGTTGGGCTGCTGCATGGCTCATAAGAACCTCACGGGGTTGAATTGATTGAAGTTTATCATGTTGTCAGACAGTTGTAACCGTTACTGTACCTAATCTACCTACTGTTTTTACGCCTGTTAAGAAAATTAAAGGTTCTCCAAGAGCATTTACCCAATCTGAACCATTCCAATAGATCGGATACCCAAGGCTTGTATCAAAGTAATATTGCCCAACCTGTAGATTTTCCGTGGGTCTATTCGCCGTAGTACCTGAAGCGGGCACTGTTACGTTTTGAGTAAAGTTGTCAATTTGGTTAAAATACAGGCGTAAGGCGTTATTCATCTGATCTTGATAAAGCTGGCGGTACTCTACTGGTGCAATCAGTAAATTGGGGGCTTGTGAAGGACGAAGAGGTACCTGTGCCATTATCTGCGTCCGTCGTTGCGAATATCAATTCGTGGACTACCTAGCTGCCACTTAACTCCAAGGCTGTCTGACTGAATTCTAAAAGCAAGCTGGCGCCCTCTTAGGCGGGTATAGACCTGCCCTGTAAACTCTTGAATGTCATAAGAAGCGGAATTAGCAAAGTTGTCTGCGCTTATAACTTCTGGATCATCTGATGTGCCATAGGGAGCACCTGAGTTCCTACGAGGTTTGACCTGCATAGTTACAAACGGATTATTGACGTTAGAGCCATTAAAATTAATGTCAGGCAGTATGCGCCATACAAAGCCAAAGTTATGCCCATCACCAATGTCAAAGTCAGAAGACTGAATATAAGCATCAATAGCTACAGGTTGTATACCAGACACGTCATCTACAGCAGACTCATGGAAAAGAATGCGGTTGTTATAGTCTGCAGCCATAGGATATTGGCGAATACCCGAATCTAGCCAAGCCGTGCGTTCCATCGTGCCATATGCCCAGACACGTTCTAAGTAGTTGTAAATTATGTATTTATCTATAGTATTTGAGCCTACAGAGCAATAGAACCACCAGATCTCGCTGTAGCCTTCGTTAGACCCACAGAACACTTGGAATGCTTGTTCTTTATTAATATCATTAAAAATGTACTGCCACAAGGCGCAAGGTAGGGTTTCTACCCGTCCAGAATAAATATAAAACTTATCAACACCCATCCAGTACGTTACGTTATTAATCGTAATAGCCGCATTGGGAGACATGATAGAGATGTTATCCATTAAGACCTGAAAACCCCAAACATAGGGGGGTCCTAGGTACTGCATAGAGTAAATAGCAGAATCAGTCCAAACTAGAATCTCTTGACGGGTATTTCTAGCGCACATAATAAAAGAACCACTAGACAGTCTAAATTCACCTGACTGGTTAGTTACTGCAGGTACCCATTCATAAGGGTTTTCTTGATCTGACCAACGAACTAATAAGGGGTCAAAGGTTGTATTAGCATCAAGAGGATTATATGGATTTGCACCAAAACAAATAACAAAACGCTGAATTGCCGAAGCTACAACTTGATTAGTTGCGTTAGGAACAAACTGTCCTGAAAAAGCTGCTGCATTTGATAAAGTAGATAAAAGTTGTGCCCGCACTGATAAACCAGTAACTGCTTCCCAATAAAAAACAGAACCGCCACGGGGAGCAAGCACTAAATCTTGTCCAAAATTGTCGTTAGTCCAAAGGCGTAACTGCTGACCAATACCTGATGTAAACCCTTGACCCCAACCATGGCTACCTGTTTCGGTATAAGCAATGACATTGCCGCCCCCTGTTACAGAAGCATTAGCATTAATTTGAA